CTCCGTTACAGTGTCAGTCGTCTGCGAAAGCGTCAGCTTCACATCTCCGGAAAGAATCTTCGACATCAGCTCGAAATTCTCGTTTACCGTCGCGTCCTCAAGCACGCGATACTCCATACCACCACGCTCCCATCACAATACAAAAGGGGCGGATTCCTCCGCCCCGATCAATCGAACTACGCGGCCACCGTCGCGACGAATGTTTTGTCGGCGACAACGAAACCGAGAATACCCGTTCCGGCGGTAGCCAGGTCGGAGACCGTCAGCGTCGCCTTCTTCCCCGCCGTCCACACGGCCTTGCTCATCGTCACCTTGACTTCGAGTACGCCGTTCGTCATGGCGCGCTCCCCGGCGGCGGGATCGATGCTCGCGGCTCCGGTGCTGTCGTCGTCCTCTATAGCGAGAAGCACCTTGCCGTTGTACCAGCTATGCACCTCTCCGGCAGCCGTGGTCAGGCTCACCGTAATGTTGTACACCTGCGCCGCAGCGGTGCATTCGGCAACCGTCGGAGAAGCGGTCGTCTGCGAAAGCGAGAACACCATGTCCCCGCTCATCGCCTTCGCCAGCAGTCCGAAATTATTCGCCAGCAGTCCGAAATTATCGTTCAGCGCGGCATTTTCAAGAGTTCTGAATTCCATACTCATATCCCGTCACCCCTTACGCCGTCACGCCGTGCTCGTAACGCACGATGCGGCTATCGTCAAGGATCAGCCCCGCCCACATGGTCTTCCACAACCCTGTTACTTTCGGAGTCTGGGCGTTACTCCTACTGACCGGGGAAAAATCCCCGGCGGAGGAACCTCTTCGGATTCCTCTCTCTATGTTTCCATAGAGTTCAGACTGTCGCTTCACTCTTTCGAGCGTCCTCTCACTCAGTCGTTGCAGCCGGTATTGGCTTTCGCCAAGGAACCTTGCTGTGGGTTGCCCTCGTCTACGTTAGGGGATTCCCAATTGATCAGAGAGGATTTAACGTAAGCCGGAATGCGCTTTAACTGATTAAAACGCTAAAGCAACCTACGGTCGACCTCTGGTTCAGCGGGTCGCTGGTATCCATCGTATCCTTCGCGCCCTTCGCCTTGATGATGATCCCGCTGTTCCCCTTGTTCAGAGGAACCTCCGCGAACGCGCCCTCGCCGAAGATGATGGTCTGGTACACGTCCACCTTGGAAGCATCCACGCTCGCCTGGATGCCGGTACTCGGCGTGTCGCCCGCGGCGTACACAATGGGAGCGTTGCTGGTGAGAATGAACCGGATACCCGCAAGCGTCCCGACCTCGCCCTCGAACACGCCCCTGCTGCTGGCGTACTTATGTACCGGAACGAACCCGCCGCTCGCCTCCAGGTCCTCCAGATCGGTGATCATGTCCGTGTGTCCGATGGCGATGTACGCGGCGGGCACGGGCTGCGTCGCAATCCCGGTGCTCGGGTCGATCATCTTGGTGATCATCGGCACGTCGTTGGAGCGCAGGAACCGGTGAATCTTCTGGAAGTCAGCCTTCTGTATCTTGTCCTTGATCGCCGAGCGCGCGCTCTTCCCGTTCGCCCACACTTCGTTCGTCCCCTGCATCAGCTCGTTGCGAAGCACCGTGTCGAGCGTCAGCCCCTGCTGCCGACCGAGTTTCTCAGCGGCGATGGTGATCTCCGGGTCGAAGCCCGTCATTGTCGTCACGTCGGAAATACCGACCCAGTCGCCGTACTGGCGAAGAGTCGCCGTGATCTCGCTCTTGAGAATCTTGCTGCCGACCGGGGTAATGGCCTCGCCAAGTTCGGTCGTCGCCGCCGAAAGATCGGCGTACCGCGCGAAGTTGATCGTCTTGCCGCTCTTGTCCTTCATCGGGAACTTCTCACCGAACTGCGCGTAGGTGAGAAGAGAACGCGATGTCGTCAGAAGCGTCTTCTCGTAAAACGTCAGTGCCGCTCTGGAAAAATCAGCCGCCTTCATATACTGTGTGCTCAAGTAGTATCACTCCCTGATAAAATTTGAGCGGGTACTCGCCTCATCTGGCGCCACCCGCTTTCACTCGTTCGAGCAGTTCCTTGAATTTCGCGTCCTCCATATCCTCGATAACCTTCACGTAATCGCGCGAACCCTTCGACGGGCGTGCCCGTCCGGACGCCGCTTCGGCGTGCGGGGCGCGGGGCTGCGGACTTCTCGGCGTCTCGACCGGAGCGGACGGAGCAACCGCAGGAAGCGGCGCTGTCTGCACCGGAGCCATCATCGACGCCACCTTCTTGCGCGCGCTGTCGTACAGCCATGCGAATGTCTTCGGATCGCTGTCGGCAGCCTGGAGCACAGTCGGCGGAATCTGCCCGGCCTCTATCGACTGCCGGATGAAATGCGCCGTCTGATTGAAAAGCGGGTCTGCGCGCGCCGCGTCGAGAATCTTTTCCCTGCGGCGTACCTCTTCAAGCGTTGCGTTCTCGGTTTTGAATATCTCGGCGGCCTTCGCCCCTGCGATACGCTCCGCCTCCGAACGCACGAGATTCGGAATCTCCTCCTTGAAGACGCGCTGCGTCCACTCCTCGTAGGTTTCATCCTCCCGCATGGGAGGTATTTCGATCTTCTTCTCCGGCTCCGCGACGGGAGCGGCCTTCTCTTCCTTCTTCGCGGGCTGTCCTCCGCGAATCCGGTTCAAAAGCTCCTCCTGCAAATCCGGATTCGCTTCGAGAGCCTTCAACACGTGCCGGTACGGCGCGAGCGCCTGCATCTGCTGCGTGTAGTGCAATCCCTTCTGCGCCAGCGTCACTGCGTCGTTGTAGTCGTGAATGGAAATCTCCTGTCCATCCACCTTCAACTTCATCAACGGGGGCTTCTGCGCCAGGGGCGGCGTCTCAACGGAAGGAGGCTGCTCCGACGCTCGAAGCGGTTCTTCTATTGCATCCGGAACCTTTCCCTGCTCCGATTGTTCATCCCGCTCTTCGCCGAAAAACTCATCCAATACCGACTCGTCTTCCTCCGACGCGTCCTCGTCTCCGCGAGCGCGTGCGGCCATCGACTGGTAGTATTCCTCCCTCGACTTTTCGAACTCGCCGGTATCGCTTTCGTTCTCCTGCGCCAGTACCTGATCCAGTTCTTTCTCCACGGTAGTGCCTCCTTGTTTTGTGCTCCCGGAAACCGGCGGATACCCCCGAACGCGGGCGGCCCCCTCTCCGGGTTGGCCAATAAAAAAGGGCTCCGAAGCCATCGCTCCGAAGCCCCCATATATGGAAAAAGACGGGCTATCCCGTCTCTCCTTTGTTGATCTCGCTATCCCTAATCTTCTTCTGATCCCGCTGCCGAGTTGTCTTGTTAATTCCGCTACCGAGTCCCCTTGTTGCTCTCGCTATACCTTCCGCTCCATCAGCTCTCTGACTTCATCGCGCGTCTCGCTGATCCAGCGGACGAACTCCCGCACACCCTGCGCCCTCGCGAGGGAATACTTCGTCATGTCGTCGCCGGAGGGCGAACTCAACAGCGCGGCGTATTTCACATCCAGATACACGGCTGCGAGTTCGTGCAGCGCCTCGAACCCGAGCCTCGACGTTATATCGAGGAACTCCACCGGGTCGAGCTTATTGTCTCCGGGAAGGGCACGGTGCCTCATATCGGACCGCCTCCCTGCCCCGGTACAGCCCCCTGTGCCGGTGGTTGTTCCCCTTGTGCCGGGGGAGGAGCCGCCTGCGCCTGTTGCGCAGCCGCCTGCTGCACCTGCTGAGCTATCTGCGGTACCACGTTCGCAATACTCGGGTGCTGCAAGATCATTTGCATCATCTGCATCTGCTGCTGCATCTGCTGCATCTGCTGCGTCATCTGTCCCATCACGTTCGGATTCGTCATCAACTGGCTGTGATCCTTGAAGCCCCATCCCTCAAGCAGCTTCACCATGATGGCGTAGATGTTGTCCGGAGTCATAACCTGCGCCTGCGCCAAACCCGGAGCCATCTGGATAAGCTGAATCATCTGCTGCTGCACGACCTCCTGCTTGCTCGCCGAAATGCCGACGGACACCAGAATGTCGAACTGCCCCGACACGTCGTCCTTGTTGATCACGATAGGCTCTCCGTACAGCCGCACGACGAACTCGTCGCGCACGAACTGCCGGTTCAACGAAAGCGCCTTGACGAAGAGGCTCCTCACCCCCGTCTCGGCGAAAAGCCTTGCAATCAGCTCGATGCGCTGCTGGCTCGCCCCCATTATTGCTGTTATGCCCGTGGCAGTTTTATTCAAACTACGACTATCCAATCCCTGCGAATAACGAGTTATACCGGTTCGCTGCTCCAACTGCGTCTGTTCGAACTCCAACGCCATGAATCCGGCCTGCTGCAACGGAGGGGGCGTCAGAGGGCGCACTGCCCCCGGCATGTCGGTACGGACGACGCCGCCCGGACGCGGGTTCACCAGCGACTCCATCTCCACTCCGGCCCCGCGCTGCACCTCCCACATCCCGTTGTTCTGCCACGAAATGTTGTCGAGTATCTGCCTGCGAAGGCTCGTCTTCGTTTCCTGGAACTCCTTCACCATGTCGGCGAAGCCGATCCCCTCGAACTTGTGCACATCGAGAACAGGACGAAGCACCTCGAACGGCGGCTCCCCGTGATCGTAAGGGTTCCGCTCAAGACGAATCACAACGTCGTTCGCAACGGTGATGACGTGCGGCGTCAGCCGTCCACTCCCGTCCGGATCGAACAGCCCCCACCACTCGTACAACTCCAGCGGACGACGCTTGTCCGCGTCCTCGATATTCTCCGTCATCGTCCACGGGTTTGTCCTGTCGTTCTCCGCGTTCCGGAAGCCCTTCTCCCTGTCGCTCCTGTCGCCGTCGCGCTGCGTGTTCCCCTTCTCGATGGCCTCTTCGACGTTGAAGTACACGCCCTCCGACTCCATTCGCCGCAGGTAGTCAGGCGTCCGGAAAACTCTATGGATAACGAAGCGGGCGTCGCGCAACTCTTCCGCTTCGGGATCGTACAGAAAATCTTCCGGCGGAATCACTTCGTACACTGGCCCCGAGTAATCAAGAATCGCCCGCTTCCCCTCGACGTTGAAATACGTCGCAAGGCGCGGCATCGACTCGACCGCCATGCGCACGGCCTCCGCCTTCTCGTCGTCGGGCATGTCCGGCGGCAATCCCATCACCGTCTGCTGCACGATCCGCTGTACAGACACCTCGTCCGGCGGAATCTCCACCCGCTTGAACCCGGTGATCTCCACCCCGTTCTCCGACGAAAGCGCGTTGAAATCGCTCTCCGACATCTCCAGCACGGCGAACGGCACGTCGCGGAAACGGTCCTCCCACGATATTTTCGCCACGCCGAGACCGTAGATCAGCGCGTCCTTGAACCACTTGTACGCCACGACGAACCCGTCGCCGCGCCGCGTGAACTGATAGTTCAACAATGCGCTCACCCGCTCCGCCACGATTTGATCCTCCGGCCCCACGGGCTCGCACGACACGATATCGCTGGAGAAGTAAATCCGCATCAGAGACGGCATCACCCACTCCACGGCGTCCATCACGTCGGAAGACACCACCTTGGAGCGCCCCGCCCGCTCGTTCCCCAGGGCGCGCCCCCGGTAGAACCGGTACGCCTCCTCGCGGAACGGAGCCAGCGTCTCCTGCAACTCCTCGGAAGCCTCGCGGTCGCCCTTCACCACCGCCAGCGCGCGCTCAAGGCGCTCCTCTTCCGACTCGGGCTCGTCCTTCCCCTCGGGGATGACCTCCGTGGACATCTCCATGATTTCAATCATCTCGTCGATAACACCCACCTCCTTTCGAGTGAGCTACCCAGCCTTAGAAAGGCTGGGCTTCCCGGTTCCACGAGGTATGCGTCCCGCCGTTTGGCGAGTCCGTCTTACAACCTCTCCCCGGGCGTGAACTTCCGGCGGCTCCCGCCGTATAAGCAGACGACCGCAATCTTTGATTGCGTGTCGGTCGGTGAGCTACCCAGCCTTAAAAGGCTTGGGCTTCCCGGTTCAGCGAGGCATGCGTCTTGCCGACAGGCAAATCCGTCTTACAATCTCTCCCCGGGCGTGAACTTTCGGCGGCTCCCGCCGTAGGTGCGTTCATTATATTGATTGCGGCGTTGACATCCCGGTCGTGGTATGCACCGCAGTTTTCACACGTCCAGAATCGGTCAGCCAGTGCAAGGTCGTGGTTGATGCAGCCACAGACGCCGCAGGTTTTCGAGGACGGATAGAAGCGGTCCGCGCGCACGACCCTCGCCCCGTACCATTCGGCCTTGTATTCGCAAAATCGCCCGAACATACCCCATCCGCTGTCCGCTATGCTCTTCGCGAGTTTGTGATTCGCGAGCATTCCGCGGATGTTCAGGTCTTCCAGATGTATCGTGCCGTGTTCGGCGACGAGACGACGGGAAAGCTTGTGCAGGAAATCGCTCCGTTGGCGGGCCACGTGCTCGTGTTGGCGCGCGACCAGCAGACGCGCCTTATTCCGGTTGGAGCTCCCCTTCTTCTTGCGCGACAGGCGCCGCTGGAGTTTTTTCAGTCGTCGCTCGGCCTCCCTCAGGTATTTCGGGTGTTCAATCTTCTCGCCGGTCGAAAGAACGGCGAAATCCTTGAGCCCCATGTCCACGCCCACCGGCGGCTTGCCGTTGGGTAGGACCGGGACTTCCGTTTCGCAGAGGACGGACGCGTAGTATTCACCGCTCTTGGTTTTCGAGACGGTGATGCTCCTGGGCGTCCCCTCGAGCGGACGGTGGAAGACTGTTTTCACCCACCCTACCTTCGGCAGATAGACGCGGTCGCCGTCGAACTTGAAACGTTGAGGCCAGCGGACGGATTGATGACCGCGACGCTTCTTGAAGCGCGGATACCGGGCGCGTTTATTGAAGAAGTTGGCGAAAGCGCGGTCCAAATCCTCGACCTTCGCCTGCAGCACCTGACTATCGGCCTCCTTGAGCCAGACGTGGTCCGGTTGGCGTTTCAGGTCCGTCATCATGCGTTTGAGGGCGTAGTAGCCGATGTCCGTGCCGTGTTCCCGGTAATGCGCGTTCCGCGTCGCCAGCGCCCAGTTATAAACAAACCGGGCGTGGCCGAACTGAACGGCCAGCCCGGCCTGTTGCTCCTTGTTCGGATACAGGCGGTAGCGGAACGCTTTCCGGAACATCAGACGCCCTTTTGGTCGGCGATGTACCGCTGCACCGTGTCCAGCGTCACGGCGCCCACGGTCGAGATGAACTTGCTCCGCGTCCAGAGCGTCGGCAGCCGCTTCTTGAGCCACGGGTATTCCTCGCGCAGTTCGTGCGACGTATAGCCCTTTATCTTAGCGACGACGTTGTTGACGCCGACTCTGGGGTCGACGTCCAGGAGCAGATGGACGTGCTCCGGCATGATTTCCATGCTCATGACCGCGTAGCCGTACTCCGCCTGTTTCTCCAGTATCATCTCCTTCAGCCGCCTGGCAACGGCGTCCTCGAGTACTGCTCGGCGGTACTTCGGACAGAAGATGACGTGATACTGGCACGAATAGACAATGCTGTGGTCGGTATGATACGGTTTCTCGGCCTGCTCCAGTCTCATGTCTATCCTCCCGATTCAGTGTGTGGCAACAATATACCACAATCATTATATGTCGTCAAGAGTCCCAAGGACGGTCTGAAGCTGCTGAAGCGGATGAAGGGCTTATATCCCGGGGCTGAAGCACCCGGGGTTTACGCCCTATAACCCTAAAACACATCCGCATCCGGATACTTGATAGGCTCGTCGCGGGCGTCGCTCCGCCCCTGCCCTGCGGCGACATACCCGAGGCAGTCGATGATATGGCTGTAGTCGTCCTTCACCGGGTCTTCGGTGTACCGACCGCCGATCTCCCGCCGGTGGTACCCTCCCGCCAGCGCCGCGATCAACCACGCGCATCGCGGATCGACAAGCAGCATCGGCTTCCCGTTCGGCGTCGTCGTCGTCAGGAGCTTCCGTATCGCCTCGCTCCGCGCCACCGCCGACACCGGCCCCGGAAAGAGGACGAATCCGTATTCCAGCCTCAATAGCTGGAAACACGTCTTTTCATCCGTCTGCGCCCGTTGCATCCCCGCAGGATCGGCATAATCGACGAAGCGGGAACCGGGGAAGAGAGACGACGAATCCGCCTTCACCACGGCCCCGTGCGCACGGATACCGCAGTCCCACGACTGAATCTCGTGAAAGATGCAGAGCTGTCCCGTCGGCCCCCACTGCGCGAACAGCGTCGCGGGAGAAAGTCCGAAGTCCCATCCGCGAATCACCGGCTTCCCGACAAACGGCTCCATCTCCCCGGACGCCACATGCCGAGTCATATCGAACTCCGGAAAGAACGCCTTCCCCTCCGGAGCGTTGAAGTTGATCTCGTACTCCCTCTCCCACTGCTGAGGGGAAAGTCCCTTCATCTCCCGCTCCTTCCACTCCGGAGCGGACTTGTCCGGATCTGCGGAGTAATGGACTTGCAACACGACGATACCGTCCGGCGTCGTCCACTGTTTGAGGCCGGGGATGGGGACATGATTGATCTCACCGCCTGTCATCGGTAAGCCTCCCCTCCACAAGCCGCTGGAAGAAGCCAGGACCGGCGGACGAAATCATCGTCACCTGCCCGCCTCCCTGCACCGTCGGCTTCAGCGCGCCCCACGTCTGCTCCGCCTTGTCCCAGAACGCCATCTCGTCGCACAGAATCGCCGACGCCGTGTACTGCCTCAACTGATCCGGCCCCTGAGCGATGCCGCGCATGTAGCTCCCGTTCGAGAACTCCAGGGAACAGAACTTCCGCGTCACCTTCGGCCACGGGAGATTCTTCGGCAGATTCTCGTAGATGAAGAGCATCCGCTTGTCCGACAGAAGGAAGTCGCTGTCGTCCTCCTTCTTCGACTGGATGAAGATCGCGCTTCGCGGAAAGAACAGCGCCTTATGCAGATGCAGCGCCAGCATCAGCCACGTCAGCATCATCCGGCGGCTCTTCGGAATCGCCAGCAGCGAACTCCTCTGCCACAAATCCGCAATGTATCGCAGATACTCCTTGTCGGGGAACGGCTTCACCGGCGACGACGAATCCGCCTCGTCCTGCGTCACGCAGCAATCCCGAATCCACCGCCACGGCTTCTTCGCCCACACCTCTATCTGCAACGCCGTGTCCCGCATCCGCTGAAGCTGCTCGGGAGACGGCTGAGATTTCTTCTTCGCCATGAAACAACCACCTGCCTTACTCTCATAGACACAGTGTCATCCGACACGAATATATCCGTTACATCGAGCCTAGACCGTCAGAAACGGCCCTAGAACGAACAAGTTTCAAGAAAAGGTATATCCATACCTCTTTTCCAATCTCGTTGATTCTAGGGGCGTTTTCGCGGGGGTTTTGAGGCATAAAAAAAGCGCCTCCGAAGAGACGGCTTGGATGCCCTTGTGGTTACCGGAATCGGAAATACGAGTCACAAACGGATTTGTGCCTCGTGGACAAGGCACAATGATGGGTGACTATCCCCCCTGCCACAGCTTCCTTTTATCCATGCCACATCGCCTGTATCTTCGCCACCAAGCCGGGGTTGTCGCGCAGGAAGGCGAGGAACCCGAGCGCCATGACGTCGACGACGGACTCCTCGTCCTCGCCGAGATCAACCTGTCCATGAATAAGGATCGCGTGCACCACCTCGTGCAGCAGGACGAACGCCCGCCGCTGCGGCTCGGTGTGCGGATCAATCTCGATGCGCGATACGCCGATGGAGACGCGCCCCGCGACGTCGCCGTCCAAGCCGAGTTCCGGATTCTCGCGCACTTCGTAGTCAATGGGGCCGATGCGGACTGTATCTATCAAAGGGGGAAGCACCTCCAGTGCGAGATAAGGGTTCCAGTGCGAGATAAAGATAAAAGGCCGCCCCTGGGGAGGCGGCCCGCGGCCCCCCCATGAACATCCTCCATTGGAAGAGCCGATAAACCCGGCGTCAAGGTAGCGAATTTG